CGAAAGGAATCGAACCTCTAGTTGTCGGTTCGTAGCCGACTGTTTTATCCGTTAAACTACGAGGGCTCATAATAAATTAGACCACCACTGCATCCACCATTGACCGTGATCTCTTACGATACCAATAGCCAATATAACAAACGCAGCTCCATTCAAAAGAATAAGTGCTCGGTCTTCCCAAAGCAAACTTACCCATAACCATAAACCTATTCCAAAAAAGCTAAAATATAAATCAAGCAAATGGAACTCTGACCCTGCTGACCTAAAAATAATTGCTGATAATACTAAAACGGATGCTACCCACTTTACGTACCAATCAATTTTTCTTTCACCTTTTTCAGAACGAATCATTAACCTATCTCAACTTCTTCAATAATATTTTCTGTTGGCATATCAACAATATATCCATCAAGTCTACGGACGTATGTTCGTCCGCCTTCTACTTTTTCAATTGTTCCAGCAACTTCGAGTGTTTGTTCTTCATGCAACTCGTGTGCATACGTTATTTTCTTTTTCATAATTCCTTTAACCTCTCCCAGGTGTCTTGCCAAGATTCAACAGGATGGTTCCATCCCATCTTACCTAAGTCAATTACTAATGCAAGTGGATAATCATTTCCACCATAAGCCATTCTATCTCCGAAGAAATGAATAAACTCATATTCTTTATTTAGGATTTTAGCCACTTGTGACTTATCATTACCTCTAGGAATAATATCAATACTTATCTGTCCACCGATACTTGCGTGTACTGCTGGATATAGACGATTAATATCTTCTACGATTTGATGTCTTTCCTTATTCCTTGAATCCCAATCATAATATTGTTGTCTTTGTTGTTCATTTGCATTACGACCAACGACAGAGAAATTAATCATACCTGTTCTAATCTCTAAATGATCTCCTGCCTTAATTGGATATTTGCTTCTATGAACAAACTGAGTTAAGTAATGTTTAAATTCATAATCAGGAGTATAGTCATTTTTACTAACACGCCTATTCTTCTCCCAATACTCGTTTCCATTGCAGTGCCAGACTCCCTTGACAGACTCGTATAAATTTGGACCTATTTGTTCAAAGGTCTTTTGTCTGTCGGATCCAGTGACGAAATAGACGTCATTGTTTTTCGCAAATTCAATCATATAGGATTCAAATTCAGAGTCAATAGGTTTCCGTGAATCTGTCAATGTTCCGTCTACATCAAATACAAATACTTCTTTCATAACGTTTCCAATATGGTGCCGGATGCAAGAATCGAACTCGCGACCTTCTCATTACAAGTGAGCTGCTCTACCTGCTGAGCTAATCCGGCAGTTGTTCCTCAACAAGTTTCTTTACTTGTTCAAATTTATACCACAGACCACTATACATTGTTTCTCTACCGTCAGGCCAATTCACAATGTACCTTTTATAACCGTAAGGTCGTTCAGAAAAGATTCTGATATCACCGTATGATTCTTCTAACAATCTCATATGTACGTTTCAATTACAGGCTTTGGCATTTTATTAAATACATAGTCAGCGTAATCCTTATACATTCGCAGCATCACTTCGTTTTCTTGTGCTGCTGACTGTAGCCTACGACTATTATTCTTTCCTCTTGTCCAAACTGAATGGTCGTCTGAATATTCATAATACCAATCATGACTTTGTAGTTCTTTAAAGTATTCTACTAAGTTCATTGTTTATTCCCTTATGTTTAGTATAACCACGGCTTGCTGCCTTCTTACGATCTTTGTGCGTAGCAGGCTTATTGAACTTATTACAGTTCTTCGCTACTGGATTTGATTTGTTCCTTTCCATTTTTTCTAAACCTTTTGTTATAACCTTTCTTAATACTTTTAGTAACGCCTGATTTAGTCAAGTATATATACCACTTGCGACATTTAGTTAGAGCATCGTATTCTGCTCCGCCTTTTAGAGGTATTCTTTCTTTCTTCTTAGACATTACCTTTTATCTAAACCTTTGTATAAAAACATATTTATTATAACATACTTTATTAAGAATGTCAATCTTTAGTCCCATAGGGATTCAAAATATTTGCCAAATAAACGAAAGCCATTACTTATTCGTTCTTGTTCTATACGAAATGAGTCGTCAAACGGATTGTATCGCATAAACACTTCCTCTAGATTTACCTTACAATCAAATGCATATATCATTTCGTCTAAAATCCAATTCCACCTTTGTTCGTATTGGCCCCAAAATAATTCGTCTTGCTCTTTACTGCTAAAAAAATCACGCTGAATTGCTTCGTTGTCAGGGGTTCCTTGTTTAGGCAGATGTGGAACATCTTCATCGTCAACTATGGGTGAACCGTGTGTAGTCTCTTTTAGCTGTTTGAGCATAGGTAAAATAATAGGAGCAAGTGTATGGTCTATGGACCAAGTATCAAAGTCGTCTATACGAACATTAATTGTCTGGTCGCCATCAACGTTGTAATTAGATATTTCGACTTTCATATATTTCTAAACCTTTTTTAATTGCATCCAATAAAGCAGATTGAAGTAGTGCTGTAAGGACTTCATTGTCCATATCAATCTGCAGTGTTGCACTACCATCTTCGTGTTCCGTTACTTCTGTTACTACAATATCCATCAGTAGTGTTCTATTCCTAAATGTTCGCCTTCACTAAAATGATAGCCCATTGATATCATAAATTTTTCTAATACTTCAATCATATCATCTTTGCTCAAATCTTTTTCCATTACGTCAATGGTGATTCGTGTATTAGTTGAACTTTTATCTTCGTATGGATTGCATATCAATTGAATATAAGGTTTCTCTTCTGCGGGTTTATGATCCCAAGTCATTATTATTATCCTGTATAGTTAATGTTACTGGGCAGACCAGCACGGAGTTGAACCGCAATTTTCAGTTTTGGAGACTGACGTAATACCATTATACCACTGACCTATAAATTTGGCACGCCCACCAGGACTCGAACCTGGAACCTACAACTTAGAAGGCTGTTGCTCTATCCAATTGAGCTATGAGCGCATTTCCAAATACTAACTCTGTTCAAACTCATTCATATATTCAATCATGAGTTTCTTCTGTAACCTTCGAGCCTCTTTTTCCCAAGGCTGTTCCCAATACGCAGTTTCGGTGTGGTCCTTACCTTTCCAATACTGTAAATTTTCTGTAAGCTCCTTACGAGCAAACTGTTTCACATGAACTAATTCATGAGCTAATGTCGACATCCAATTCCCATACAATGCGACATCAATAATAAAATTTCTCGGATCCACCGACTCGCAAAGTCCTTCACTGTGGGAGTTGTCTAAAAAGAGCTTGTGATGGAACTTAATATGAATGTTGGTACGGAGTCGATTTATACCAAGTTCTTTTGTAAAGAACTTGACTGCCATCAAGGCCTGTGCCTGTAAATTCATATCTAACTGCCCGTCGCGAGGACCCGAGAAACAAACTTGCATATTTTATAATCCAAAAATTAAAAATAATATTAATAGAGAGAACAGCAAAAATGTGTTTTCCCAAACTGTCTCCGCAAGCCATAAACAAATCTTAATGACTGCGAAGAAACAAATGGCTACTACGAGAGCAGCCGCAAAAAACCAGATTAGTTCCACTCTGGGTCGAACCCTCCTTCGTTATACGTTGGAGTCAATCCTAGCTCAATGGCTGGGTCAAACTTGTCGTCAGAATATAACGCAAAGTCTTTCATTTTCGCAAGCTTAGCAGCAGCACGTTCGTTCTTAGCGTTTTCTCGTGCTTCGGCAGTTGCCATTTCCTTTTGGTACTTTACCTTTTCCTTTTCTAGGAATTTCTTAATTTGTTCAAATGTCATTGACTTACTCATTACGCAGCCTCCATTTCATTTTCAAAGTATTCATTAACATAAGCAGATACAATCTTTGAAGTACCACCGATATGCCATCTGTATTCTTTGTTAGACATTGCTTCATAACCACCGTCGTAATCTTTCCAATTGTAAATTGTAAAAGGACGGATAGCATTGTGGTCAAAATCTTCGATATTCATTTCCCACTCAATATCGACCTTACCGTCACCAGAGGTTTCAGTACATTGTGGATGACCAAAGACCTTGACTAGGTCTGCGTAAGATGCCTCAATATAGCCTTGAAGCGAGGTGGACACGAATGTTGTCCTTGGTTTGATTTCATAATTCATAACAACTCCCATTGTTTTCAAATTTCAGATTATATTATACTCTATTTGGGCTATCTTGTCAATAGCTAGACTGAAAAAAGTTCTATAATTTTTAGGAATATCCATAGAACTTTTAGTTATATCAGACACCATGCGTCATATGTTCGTATGCATCAGGACAGGTATTGATGTCTTCTCCGCAACCACAGGTATTATCCTCGTCAATATCTGGAGCTCCAACCAGAGACCTTATTTGTGCCTCTGTATACCTTTGTTCTCCATCTCTGATTGACTGTTCAGCCAACAATTTAATATATTCATTTTTCATAATTTAACTCCTTTTCCGATTTCATATACAACTATTCTATACTATCTCATAACGAATGTCAATAGCCAATATGAAAAAATTTGATTTTTTTCTCCTTATACAATATATAGATACCAGACGATAGTGAAATTAACTATTGACATTCACAATGAAACCTGTTAGAATGGTATCATAATGAATTGCTGGAGAGGGTGGTAAGGCGCGAACTCGTAGAGAAGGTGCAGCCCTGAAAGCAATTAACTATTGACATTGACCTTCAACTGTGGTATAATGGCAATTGATGATGGAGACAATATAGTGGCAACGAACACTGAACAATTTAGAATACTTACGGCACGACAGCATGTTCGTGAACGTATCGGTATGTACATGGGTTCAAGTTCTCAGGAAGACATCGAAAGATTTGTTCTTGGAGAATGGAAGAAAGCAAAGTATGTACCTGCACTATCAAAGATGGTTGACGAAATTCTTGATAATGCAATTGACGAAGCAATTCGTACTAATTTTAAATACGCAAATAAAATCAATGTAAGCATTCGCGGTAATTCTATTACAGTGACAGATAACGGTCGCGGTATTCCTCAAGATAAAATATTTGACGAAACAAGTAAAGAAGAACTTTTACGACCTGTTGCTGCATGGACAAGAGTTAATGCAGGTACCTCATTTGATGATGAACGAGTTACGATTGGAACTAACGGTGTCGGCTCTGCTGCTACGAACTTCCTATCGGAATCTTTCTCAGGTAAAACTTGGTCTAATAAAAAATACATACAAGTTGATTGTAAAGATGGTGCTGATACATTAAAAATTAAAACAGGCGATAGAGCAGGTCATGGTACCGAAGTAACCTTTACTCCTGACTTTAGTTTATTTGAGGTTGATAGTTTAGAAGAACTTGATACGATTACATTAATTGAAGATCGTCTTATCAGTTTACAAATGGCTTTCCCAGAAATCCAATTTAGCTTTGATAAGAAAAGAGTTAAAGTAAAAGACATTAAACAGTATGCTGCTTTATTCAGTGATACTACAATTCTTGAGAAGACTGATAATCTGTCATACTTTATTGCACCTTCAGAGGATGGATTTAGAACGAATAGTTTTATAAATGGTGTTAACACAAGACAAGGTGGTACTTATGTAGATGTCTTTATGAACGCTATTATAGATGAACTCGTTGTTAAAATTAAAAGACGTCATAAAGTCGAAGTATTAAAAACTACAATTAAGAGTGGTTTAACCTTTGTGATGTTTGCTAGGAACTTTACGAATCCTAAATTTGATTCTCAAACAAAAGAAAGGTTAACGAATCCTTGGGGAGAAATCAAATCCCACATGGAATCTTGCGGTGTTCGTGATGGTGCTTGGCTTGCTCAAAAGATTTTAAATACACCTGATATTATTGACCCAATTATTGAGGCGCAGTTAGCAAAGAAACTTGCTGCAGATAAAAGAGCTGCTACATTGGCTCAAAAGAAACTCCGTAAGGTTAAGGTTGCTAAACATATATCAGCAAATAAAGATGATGCAACATTAAAGATTGTGGAAGGTGATTCTGCGATGGGATTCTTATTAAAGGTTCGCGACCCTGATAAGGTTGGAGCATTTCCACTCCGTGGTGTTATTATGAATACCTGGGATATGAAACCTGCTGAGGTATTAAAGAACAAAGAACTATCTGAATTGGTTGCTGTATTAGGATTGGATATTAACGATCCTAATTCTGTTGACAATATGTCTTATCAACATATCGCAACATTAACTGATGCTGACCATGATGGTATTGGACATATCAGTCCATTGCTGATTGCGTTCTTTTACAAATTTTGGCCTCGTCTGTTAACTGAACAGAGAGTAATGATTACGAGAACACCTATTATGATTAGTTCAAAAGGTGATGAAGTTGAATGGTTCTATACTTATGAAGAAGCAAGTTCGTTTAAGAATAAGCAATCTACATATAAGCACAGATACATTAAAGGTCTAGGTTCATTAACCGAAGATGAGTATAGTACTATTATTAATTGTCCGAAGTATGATGTAGTCACAGTTGATGATGCATCAGTATTTCAAATGATGTTTGGTAAGGACAGCAATTTAAGAAAGGAGTATATGTTTGGATAATCTTTGCTTTGATTGTGGTCTCTGTTGTAATGGTACACTATTTGATAAAGTTGACATACCAGGAGAAGATGATTTGTTATTACCTTGTGTTAACCTAACATCAACTAACAAATGTGCAATATACGAAAACAGACCAAAGCCTTGTCAAGATTATGTATGTATAATGTTACACAACTATACAGTAGGTAAAATGACAAAGGAAAATGCGTTACGATTAATTGATGATGTAAAATCTGGAGTCGTAACAAAACAAGAATTTAAAAGAGTGGATAACAACAAGATTATAGGTAATTATTTATGAGTGATTTAACAGCTTACATTAGTGAAAACAATTTAGGAACAGAGTATCCTATTTCAAAGGTAGCAGCTAACGAATGGAAATCATTCGCAATGTATACCGTTGAATCTCGTGCTATTCCAAATATGATTGATGGACTCAAACCTGTTCAAAGGTTCTACCTATATTCCTCTATCTTAAACAGTAAGAAAGATTTTAAAAAGGTATCTGCAGTCTCAGGTATTATATCAGATTATGGTTATAATCATGGTGAAGCATCTGCGGCAGGCGCAGGTCAATTAATGGCAGCAACTTGGAACAACAACATTTGCTTAATTGAAGGTCGCGGTTCATTTGGTACTCGACTTGTTCAGGAAGCAGGTGCTCCTCGTTATGTTTATTCTCGACTCTCTGACAATTTTAACAAATATATTAAAGATATTGATTTGAGTCCGGCACATGAAGATCCTGAGCACGAACCACCTCAATTCTATTTACCTATCATTCCTATGGTACTTGTAAATGGAACAAAAGGTATTGCGACAGGATTTGCTACAAACATTCTTCCGCACGATCCTCAAGATCTTGCTAAGGCTTGTCTTCAGTATATTAATAACAATGCAATACGAACTCCAATCCGAGTCAAGTTTCCGGATTACACAGGAGAGGTTGAGCAGAGTACTGAAGATCCCACCAAGTATGTTTCGTATGGTACTTTTAAACGACAGGGTAAAACCTTAGTCTCCATCACAGAAGTACCATACGGCTTTGACCGAGAAGGATATGTTAAGGTACTTGATAAGTTAGAGGAAGATGGAGATATTGTATCTTACGACGATCTTTGTGATAAGAATGGATTTAGGTTTGAGGTTAAACTCAAATTAGCCTCCTCTAAATGGAACGATGCTAAGCTTATTTCTAAGTTTAAGTTATCCAAGCCATATTCGCAAAACATCACAGTTATTGATTTTGACGGCAAACTCCGAGAATATGCGGATGCAAAAACACTTCTAAAGGACTTTTGTGACTACCGCCTTGGGATACTACAGCAGAGAATTGACGCTGAAGTAGCAAAGTATACTGAAGAGGTTCGATGGCTTAAAGTTAAGATGGAGTTTATTCAAGCGTTTATTGATAGTCGTATTGTAATGAAAGACAATACAAAGGCACAGGTCGTTAAACAAATAATGCAAGAGACATCTGCACTAGGAGGTGACACAAACAGATTGCTCGCATTAAGTATCATTAACCTTACAAAAGACGAAATTGTAAAGTTAAAGAAACAGATTGAAGAAACAAACAAAACTTTGAGCTTTTGGACTAAGACAACACCTACTGAACAATTTAATACAGACTTGGAGAATATATAAAATGGTAGACGGAAAATTTACACAAATTAAAAATACGTTAGTACAGCAGTTCCCTGATGGATTTAGAATTCTTAAAGAATCAGATCCTGATGATAAGTTCTTGGTTGTTGACGAACTTGATTTGAAACCTGGGTCAACATATAGAGTGGGTCCTAATGGATTTTTTGAATATGTTGGTAATGATTACGAATGAAAAATATATGGACAATATGGAAGTATGCATTAGGAGGGTTCTCTGATGAAAAGACCGAACCCTATGATAATTATGTGGCTTTGCTTCGGACTCTTATTGTGGGGGTTAACTTTTTAACCTGCTTCTTTATTATGGCAAATGTCATACACAATTGGTAGATTATGGAAAAGAAACATTTAAACTTAAACTTATTAACTGAGGGACTTCCGTTAACGGATGTTCAAACTTTATATCATGAATTCTTTTATAGAAAAGATTATCAATGGTGGCGTGACGTTGAGCTTGGTGATACTGTTGTCGATATTGGTGCTTGTGTTGGCTTTTTTGTATGTCATGCTTTGGATCGTGGTGCTAATCGTATCATTGCCGTTGAGCCTTCTCGCCCTCATCTCAAAACGCTTATAAGAAACATATCGGATTATTTTATTGACCACGGAAAGGTTCCTGTCTTACCTATTGAGGCCGGGATTGGTTCAACAGCAAATCATTTTGCGAATGTCTATTCAGACCATAAAGATTATAAAAAGATGTCTTTCTTAGATCTTGTAGTTGATTACGATATCCCAAAGATAGATTATTTAAAAATTGATTGTGAAGGTGGAGAGTATGGTATCTTTACCGAAATGAATCTTCCGTATTTGAAAAACAACGTAAAACATATTGCTTGCGAGTTTCATTTAAACGCATACAGCGGTTGTGTTAAACAATGGCAAAAATTTCGCGATGGTCTATTAAGAGAATTTGATGTTAATCAAGTAAGATTCCTCGAACATGAAGATAGAGAAAAAGCTTACGACGATGAGTTTTTAAATAAAGGAGACTTTAGTAAGTGGTGTTCCTTTATGTTGTTTATTACCAATTCTTAACATATATCATAAATGTATTTGGAAGGTGATCTTCCCAATCATCATACCAAATCTTTTCTCTCAAAGCTTCATCTTTAAATAGTAACCTATTCTTAAGTGGAGTTAAAATTTCTTCTCTCCATTTCTCAAAGATCTTTTTCGTATTATATCGTTTATCCATATAACAACGAATCGCAATGAATCGTGTTCGGTCCATACAGAAAGGTAATATATCAGGACATAAGATATTATATTCTGCTCCCCAAGCGTCTATCTTTAAATAATCAATAAACTCTAAATTATTCCAATAAGTGATTTCGGCAAGAGTCATAACTCTCGGTTCTTCACCTTCAACCATCGTTTGCGATTTGTAAATTGTTTGTCTATCTACATCCTTTCCAATCGCAGCATTGATTGCTTTAACTTTGACTTGCTCAGGTGGTGTATCAATTATGTGGTCAGATACATTTTTAATCGCAGCTTTAAGTAATCGTCTGTTAGGTTCAATCATTAAGACTTTGCCTGCACCTGCCTCTAAAGCTTTCTTTGAAAATAATCCAATGTTTGCTCCAATGTCGACGACAGTACCACCTGCTTGTATTTCAGACCACCAATCGTAGTCCTTTCCAAGTATGATTTGATTATGTAATGTTGAGATTTCTTGAATTGTCAGCCCAGCTGTATCAAGGTCGTGAATGTTTTGCATGATTTAGTCCAATCTAATAAATAGTATAGTTAACAATTGATAAATCTATTTATAGGAAATAGTACATGACAGAAATAATTAATAATTACTTATCTCCGACAAACTTCTCTGTTAGTATTCAGAGGTTACCTCACGTTGAGTTTTTTACGCAAAAGGCAGCCGTTCCAAGTTTAACCGCTTCGGCAATAGAACTAAGTTCTCCAACGAATCCTTTTTACGAAGTACCACAGAACATTTCATATACTGATTTAGAATTAACATTTATCGTTGATGAAAATATGAATAATTATAAAGAAGTGCTTAATTGGATGGAAGGTATTTCTGGTCCAGAATCAACCAACCAAACAAAAAGCTTACTTGCTGCGAATGGATTTAAATCAGATATTATATTAACGATTACTAATTCTCATAAAAATCCACATGTGCAGTTTACATTTAAAGATAGTTTCCCTACATCGTTAGGAGCAATTAATCTTGACGTAAATGTTCAAGATGTTTCTTATGCAACATGTTCGGTCACAATGAGATACGATACATTTACAATGCAACAGCTGTAAATAACTATTGACATTTATATACAAATAGTGTATAATAGATATGTAATTAATAGTTTGAGATAGATTATGGACACAAATGATATAGCGGCCATTTGGGCGCAAGACTCACCAATTGATGAAACGAACTTGGTTGGTGAAAGTAAAAGAATTCCCCAACTTCATAGTAAGTACTATAATCTTTATTATAGAGAAGTCTTACGTGTAAAGAAACTTAAAGCCGAATATAAAGAACTTGAAATGGAGAAGCGTAATTATTACGACGGCTCAATGGATGAGTTAACTTTAAAGGAAAAAGGTTGGAAGCCGTTTCAGTTAAAAGTATTAAGAAACGATTTAGACAAATACATTCAAGCAGATAAAGATATTATTAAGTTAAGTCTTACAATTGATTTCCATAGCGCAAATGCAAACTATCTTGAAGATATAATTAAAACAATACACAGTAGGAATTTTGTAATTAAGAATATGATTGATATTCTAAAATTCCAATCCGGAGATTATTAATGTACAATAAATTTATGGAATGGGCGTGGAAGCAGGAAGATGAGATAAAACCTGAACCTAAAGTAATTGATATGATGGCAGATGATGTTGACCCAAACGAGGTCACCATTGAAAATGCTTATAAGACAAGATGGATTTGGTATCATACTATTTTAGCAATAGGTATCTTTTTCACTAACATATTATTAACAGCAATCCTGGTGGTCTTGGCACTTAAATTATGAGTGAACGAATAGAAGTAGAATATATTAATTCGGTATATATGCGTATCAAAGCAGATGCGGGTATGAAGTCTGAATTATCTGAGTTCTTTGCTTTCAAACCTGAAGGTTATCAATTCAGTCCAAAATATAAAGCAAGAGTATGGGATGGTACAATTCGTTTGTTTCAACCTATGCGACCTGTTCTATATGTTGGTTTATATCCTCACTTACAAAAGTTTTGCGAACAGCGCGATTATATATTAGATGCTCCATCTGAAATTGGTGAAAAGGAAATTATTGAAAAAGGTTATGTTGAAGAACTTGCGGAATCTATTAGTTGTAAGTTCAAGCCTCG